GATAAGACTCATGCTGGTGCATACAGAATAGGCGAAGATTTTAATCTTCCAAAATATAAGGAACACCCTTTTTATCATGCTGAAAGTCATCTTATTTCTAAACTGCTTGATCGCTATAATACCATTGATCTTAGTTGGTCAGTTGTTGTTATGCGTATTAATAGAAAAGGATTAATTCTTGGAAGCAAGCCTTGCGAAAATTGTGATAAACTTTTGAGCAGCGTTGGATTGACTGATATTTATTATAGTACCGACTGTGGGAATTTTAGTGACAGTTTTGGAAATCTCGTTCAAGTAGACCAGTTGACAGTTCCGATGGTTATGGTATAATCTTAGAACAAAATAGGTTGAATATGCTATTGTCTTTAAGCGATAATGAAACCGATACGTTAAAGTGGGTGTTACATATTGCCAAATTAGAAGCGAACAAAAGTTTTCCTAAATCGGGTTTGTTAGCCAATATTGAAAATATTATACTCAAAGTAAAGAAACAAACAGGAGAGTAATATGAACTGTATTTACTGTCAAGATTGTATGGATTTTGAAAGATATGAATTTCTTGTAGAAACTGGTCGCAAAATTATTTGTAAAGATTGCAGTGTAGAAAATCGTGCCGTAGGTTTTATGGATTGGGGGCATAAGACTGCTCCTAGTCTTGTTATGGTTCCTTCAAATGCTACTGAAACTATTCGTAAACTTGATAGAGCAAATAGGAGAGCAAGATGAATTGGCTTGATTTATATAATTTTCTTCATCAACGAGCCAATGATCTAAAAAATCTTGGTAGTTTTAATTGGCAAGCACCTGTTGAGGTTTTCGATAACCAATACGGAGAAACTAGCAAGGCTGATCTAATTGAGTTGTATGATGATTTTGGTAATAATCAATTCTATATTAAAATTGATAGTGGAGACAATTAATGGATCTTGAAATCGAAAGTTTGTTTTTTAAGCAAGTAACCAAACCTAAGCATCATTTTATGACTAAAATAATTAATGTTTGGGAAAATAGATATAGAATTAATGTATACATAGAAATTGAAGAAGATAATTTAACCAAGCGAAAAATTCACTCAAGTTATTTTTGTCATTATGTTCCCGGTAAACTCACAATCGTGGATGGTCTAAAGAAAACCGCTTGACAATGCCGATAAGTGTTGTATACTTAGGTTATCACTACTCACACAGGAGCATGAAAAATGAAGGGTAAGAAAAGTTGTCCCGATTGTGGAACTCTGACCGGGCCTAGAGCATACGTTTGCAAGAATTGCAACCATATTTTTTCATTCAAAATGAACAACAAAGAGAAGCGAACTCTGAAAGTTGTGAAAGATTTTGACTGGAAACAACTTGAGAAGGGTGACAAAATCAAGGTTGGTGGAGGCCCATATTTTCTTCATGGTGGAGAATTAATCCCTATGGGATATAGGGGTAAGTTTATTGTAGAAAAGATTGACGCTAAAGGTATTCATGCTTGGGGTATTGACAAGAGTGCCGGATTTGCCCACATTTATATGGGGCCAGATTTCCAAAATCCCGAAACCGGAGTCTGGAAAGTTAAGCATAAGATTCTAAAACTTAAAAGGAAAGATCCTGTAGATTCTCCTAGAGAATTTGTGTGATGGATAACCAAGACAAAGTTAATGATCTGCTTGATTGCAGAGAAGAAATAGCACAATCTCTAAAAAAAATAGACGCTATATTACAAATTTATTTTCCAGATCAATATTCTGACGCCTATCAGCATTGGATGCCTCAGATATTGACAGCGTTGTATAACGATGTAAAATGGCTTCCTAGAGGTCAGGTTACTCTACAAGACACAATTGACCGAATACTAGACAAAATTAAAGAAGATAGTGGCACTGGTGTATCTAAATTTATCAAATGATTGGAAAAACTATGAAACAAGAAGTTTATGCTATTGTTGATCTTAACGGTTATGTTTCTCAAATGAGAGAAGCAGCCGCTAATAGTATTAGTGAAAATGGTCATTCTGATAATTTAGATTTCTATATTAGCCTTGACCAAATGGTGGGTCTTGTAAAAAATATTTGTCTTGGTTTTGATGACAACAACCATCCTTTGTTGAATGAAGAAAGAAATCAACAGATTTTTGAAGAAGCAGCGACTTGGATTCATAATGTTGGACTCGCTAAACTAGCAGCACAAGATTTAATTGAGTGTGCTTGGGATGATGAACTAAATGAAATGGTTTTTTGGCAGAAGGAGCCTGCAAAAGATGACAAACCCAAACGAAAACGAAAGAGAAAAAATTCTTGATAGAATAATCAGGATTAAAGAAGATATTTGGGAAGCAAGAGAATATATAAATTCAGATTTCTGTAAGAAATGTTCAGAAATATATTCTCAAATACTCAGACTTGAACAAGAATTAGAAGGTCTACAAAGAAAATTGGAAAAAGATGAACGTGCTTGATAGTTTGAAAGAGTTAAGCATTCCAGATATTGCCAAGTATTGTCAGGATAAAAGTATCCCTGCTAGTGTTGCTATGATTAACATTGGTGGCGATTTTAATCTTAGCACAATGGTTCGCAATGCTAATTTTTTTGGATTTCGTAGTATCCATTATGTGGGTAAAAAGAAGTGGGATAAAAGAGGAAGCGTAGGCACTCATCACTACACTCCAATGTACTATCATAAAACAGAAGAAGATTTTATCAAATCACATTCATCGAGTGGTCGCACACTAATTGCTATTGAAAATAATATTCCAGAATACAAAGATATGACATTCGATCCTTTTAGTTTTGACTTCTCTAATGTTGATGAGCCAATTTTTATTTTTGGAGAAGAAAATGCTGGTTTGTCAGAAAAGATTCTTATGGCTTGTAGTTGCGTTTTAACTATTCCTACTTATGGAAGCGTTAGATCTTTAAATGTTGGAACAACTAGTGGTATCATTATGAGTATTTATCGCCACTATTACGAAAAATTTCTCAAGGGTTGACAGGGATTGGTCGATAAGGTATAATACAAAAACATGGGGCGTTGCAGCCGGTAGTTGCACATACTCTTATAAGGTATTCAAAAGGTAGGTTCGACTCCTACACGCCCTATTTAGAAAGAAAAATAATGTCTAACAGATCCAAACATATGCCATATTATGTAATGATAATTGGTCTTTTATCTATGTCTTTTGGTTTTAATCTTATTCAGCATGAGGAGATTAAACTATTGAGAAAAGAAAAGATTATGTATAAAGTCTTCTTTGAATATCTCTATCTCAAACTAGAGACTTTACAAAACAGGGATTTTGTGTATAATAATGATATCTTGGGGGCGTAACGGTATCGATTGGATAAAATTTGGTATAATTAGCAAGTAGTGGTTGGTGGAAAGGCCACTTTAAAAATCTACCAAATGCTTTAACTGGCAATAATCAGTTAGCCCTTGCTGCTTAATTAAATAACAGCAACAATCTTAGAAAGCGATGAAGGTAGCGTTCAAAAGATTGATGTAAAATCCTTCGGCTGCTAGAATAACCAACGGGTTCTAGCCTGAGATTAGTTGGTACGGAAAGATGAATGTTGTTTGTTCTTTAATCTTTCTCAAAACTTATGAACAAAATAAACTTGTAGAGGTTATATTAAAGTTATCACAAGACGGGGATTCGACTTCCCCCGCCTCCACTTAATATAAAGAAAGAATAATATGAGTTTATGGAAAAAGTTTTGGAAGAAACTAAAGAAAGAAGAAACTCAAGATTCTGAAAAAATACAAGAAGATAAGTATCTGAAAAAGTTAAAGAAAAAACTCAAGAAATACAAATGAGAAAAATTTGTACTTATTGTGGCAAGCGGAAAAATCTTAAAAGTTTTCCCAAACACAGTATGTACAAAGATAATCTAGATAGTAGATGCAGACACTGCATTAAAAAACATAGCAAAGTAAGAAGCAAACTACATAAAAATGCTCCAATAAAACCAGAAGTTTGTGAGTGTTGCGGTAAAGTTCCCTTCAAATGGTGTTTGGATCATGACCATAGTGATGATAGTTTTAGGGGCTGGCTCTGTGAGCCTTGTAACACTGGACTAGGAAAATTAGGAGACGATTTAGATGGTGTAATTAAAGCTGTAAACTATTTGATAATGACAAAAAATAGGAATCAGCAAAATGAATCTTTACAAAAAATGGATTCAACATCTAAAAGAGAATAATATGACATATACTGAGCATCTTATTTTTGCTCTTTTTTATGGATGTACTTGTTTATTGGCCGGATTTTATCTTATCGTACACTCTGTTTTGCCATGTTTTTTTCCAACAGCAGGAAGCGATTTGGTCACAAAATTAAGCAAACGATTCAAGGAACAACACTAGATTGTCGATACTTGACAATAGGATTGGCGTATGGTAGAATACGCTAAACACAGGAGACTATTTGGATGATTCACGATTTTAATTATGTTATGGGAATGGTGCGTGATCTTAGGGCCACTAGTAGCACTAAGGATAAGGAAGGTATTATTCTGGATTATTGTGGACACAATAGTGCCGCAGCATCTTTCACCAAGAATATTTTGCTTTATACCTATCATCCGTTGTGGCAATACAATGTTACTAGTGATAATCTCAAGAAGAAGAATCATCTTGTAGCCAGAAAAAATGAATACAAAAATTTCTTTGATTTGCTTGATGCTCTAAAGAGTCGAAAGATTACTGGACATGACGCTATCTCTGCTGTGAATAGTTTTATCGAACACTATTCCGAATACGAAGAACTTATCCATTGCATTATTGACAAGGATTTGAAAACCCGTGCTGGTGATAAGATTATCAATAAGGCTATTCCTGACCACATTCCAGAGTTTAGTGTTGCTCTGGCAGATAAGTACGAGGCTAAACTGGTAGATTGGGAGGATGGTTGGTATGTTAGTCGCAAGTTGGACGGTATTAGATGTATTGGTGTTGTTAATGATCGTGGCGATACTACTTTTTACTCCCGTGAAGGAAAGAAATTTACTACTCTTGGCGTTGTTAGCGGCGGTATTAGGAATCTTAATGTTGTCAATGTAGTATTTGATGGTGAAATTTGCTTAGTCGATGATGAGGGTAATGAAGATTTTCAAGGAATTATGAAGCAAATAAAAAAGAAGGATCATATTATTTCTAATCCTGCATATAAGATATTTGACATGATTTCTCA